GAAAAAAGATCTTATAGACAAACATTAAAAGAGTTATGATTATTGACTGTTAGACCAATATGTGATATGAGAATAGAAGTTGGTCTACATTTACCTGGTATAGCATAGTGCTATATCGGGTTTTTTTATTTGTAAAGCCGCTTTACATAATAATCGCTGACTGATATCAATAATTTGACACATGAGATTTGCAGGCCCCGGTATACCATAGGGGTATACTGGGTGTTTTATAACTAAAAATAAAAGTGTATTTATGGAAAAAGTAAAACTTTGCCCTTATTGCAGATCACCAAAATCTCAAGGCAAATGTCCATGTCAGAAGTAATTCCTATTAATATTCTCTGTCCAGAATGCAAAACACCACGTATTATCTTAGCTTCACATCTCGTTTGTTTTCAATGCAAAGAGATCGAATCAATCAATTCCCGCATCATAAAACAATAATTTTAATAAATTAAACAAATTTCTTGAATCCTACTGTCAAAATCTGTATACCTAGGCTTGTGGTTAAAAAAATGTTTTAACGCCTAGGAGCACATTATGTCTAACAAAAGTGGAGCTGGTTTAAAAAGCTCTAACCCTGATAAAGGGCCAAAAATGGTTGAAGGCGCTCATTCCTTTGATAAAGGTTATGAGTCCGATGCCGATGTCTTTAAAAGAAAAGAATCTTATCCAGGCCATTCAGGCATGGGTGAGCGTGGCAACGAATATGTTAAGAATAACAGAGAAATCGTTTCTCGCGATTCTGCAAAACTAAAACGTTCTCACTTCACAAAGATTGCTTAAGCTATGTCACTACCCTATATCGCATCAAAACAAGAACTTGGCGAAACCCGAACAGCTATGACCAAACGCCTTATGAAAGACGTTGAGGAAATAGTTGAAATGGACCAATGCAAAAAGCAAACAGAAAAATATTACATTGTTTTTCATGCTAAGCCTTGGCCTGATCGTCCTGACATTATCAAGATTAAACGGATGGTTATTTTTCACAAAAAGCCTCCTATGATGCTGTCGTGTCTATGTTTTGGTGTAGATAACAAAACTGGTATTTTGACTATAGAATATTCCCTCCCCGGAGATTGGCCAACTTGGAGCGTACAGGGTACTAACGAGCCCATTCCCGAGGTAGTAGGAAGCTTGAAAGAGCTGTCTAAGATAACCAATCTAGATAACTTAATACATTACTAGCGTCGACGGCCCGCAATGCGCGGTTAAAACGGTCGTTTTTGAATTTAAATCGGGCTAAAAAGTATGGGAGCCGCATACATGTCAGACAACGAAATTGAAAATGAAGTGCCTCAAGAAGTGGCACAACAAGAGCAACAAACCGAAGTAGTTGAATCTACACAGGAAAGACAGGTTGAAAAACCTGATTACAATCAAATCAATTGGGAACGTGCCAATGAAATCATGAAGTTTCAAAAGATGCAAATCGATGAGCTTCAACAAAAACTTCACCAACCCACTGTAAATAAAGTGGAAGAGGAAGTCGATGAATTTGATTCGCTACCACAAGATGATTACTTAACTGTCGAACAAGCCAGAAAACTCGCCTCTAAAATGGCTGAGAAGACGGCAAGACGCGCAGTCCAAGAGTCACTACATGAGTATGATAGTAAAAAGAGAGTCGCAGATGATGAGACTCGCTGTCAATCCAAGTATGATGATTACAATTACGTGATGGAAAACTTTGCTCTACCAATGATTAAAAACGATCCAGCTTTAGCATACAAGATCCAGCAAAGTAAAAATCCTGCTGAAACTGCTTATAAACTCGGAAAACTTAGTGATTCTTATGAGGAAACCATGACAAAAGCTCAATCAAGTCAAAAGGCTGAGAAGATTATAAAAAATTCCCAGCGCCCAGTGAGTTCTAATGCCAGTGGTTCTTTAAAGTCACAAGCCGACCAATTTAGCAAGATGAGCAAGGAACAAATCTGGGCCGAATCTCAAAAGTATGCAAGGCAGGCATAACTTTAGGAAGAAAAAATGACGATTACTACAAGTAACGCCCTTCCGCCACCAGTTCAACAGTGGTTCGATAACGTATTGCTCTCACGACCAATGCCTAAATTGATCCACAAACAAATGGCGATGAAGAAAGAATTGCCACCTAACAGTGGACGTATTGCACGTTACAGACGCTATACAAACTTAGCGACTGCAACTGTGCCACTACCAGATTCAGGCTTAACGCCTCCTGGACAAGTATTGAATGCGGTTGATATTGATGCACGTTTGGATTTTTACGGAACATACGTAACTATCACAGACTCAGTCATGTTCATTAATCAGGATCCCGTTCTTAACCAGACTGTTAGCCTATTGGCGCAATCTATGAGAGAAACTGAAGACGAACTAATTCGTAATATGTTGGCCTCTACAGCATCTGTGATTAACTGCACAGGTGGCGTCAATGGAGACATGCCAACTGAACTTGCTCGTAGCGATATTGATGCTGTCATTCAGGCGTTGTTAAATAACGACGCGATGATGATTTCTGACAACATCGAAGGAAGCTTGAAATTTGGTACTGCTCCAGTTCGTGAAGCGTTCTGGGGTATGATGAGTACTGGTGTTCTTGATGACTTAGAAGCTGTTACCGGCTTTATTTCTCAAGCACAATACCCATCTAACCAAAACGTACTTAATGCCGAATGGGGATCAGTTTCAAACGTTCGTTTCCTTTATAGCTCAAGGGGTTCTGTAACTCCAACAGCTTCTTTAAACGGAAACAACGTGTACAACATTTTTGTAACTGGTCAAGAAGCCTATGCGGTTATCGAATTGACTGAAGCGACAGCTTCGTTTATTTACACGCCTCCAGGGGGTCCAACAGATCCTTTGAGAAGGTTGCAACTTGGAGCTTGGAAAATGGCTCAAGTACCTCGGCTCATGAACGATGCTTGGTTGTTTAACCTACGCTGCACACACTCATAAGGGAGGTATTATTATGCCATTTGCTGAAGAATTTATGTTGCAAGGAACTTTTACAGCTCCAGCAACTTTACCAGGCGTACAACTGGTTAATTGTGGTTTTTTACCCACAAAAGTACAACTTATTAATAGAACGGCTATCGCTTCTATGACTGGCGGTCCTCCTGCTTTGAATCCTGGAACTAACTACCTTGGATTTCAATGGGATTGGAACGTAGATTTTGGCTCAACTGTTACATCTGTTCTTGCAATGGCTCCAAATAACGCCGTTGCTACAGTTCCAGTTGTTTCAAATGGTTTGATTACAACAAACGGTATTGCTCAATATAACGGTCAGATCGCATCTCCTGGCGTTAACTCAATTGGTCTTGGACCAACAGTTACAGGCGGCGCTCTTTCTAAAGCAAGTCCAGCTCAGTTGACATCAACAGCTCACGGTTTACAAACTGGCGATCAAATTATGATTACAGGTCCGTTTACTGCGACAACTGCGATGAATCAGCTTGGCGGTATTATATTTACCGTAACCGTAACTGGCGCTAACACAGTAACTATTCCAATCAACACAAACGTAGCTAACTTTACAGCTACCACTGTGACTACTTGGAGAAAAGTTACTCAACCAGCTTATTTCTATCCTCAGAGAACTACCATTACTGGCATCACTGCTGCTAATCCAATGGTTGTTACAACTGCAACAGCTCACGGGCTTACAGTTGGACAAAAGATTAGATTAAGTGTTCCTGCAATTATGGGTATGACTCAGGCTAACAATTTGGTTGGTCAGATTACTGCGGTAACTACCACAACAGTTACTTTAGATATTGATAGCTCAGCCTTTTCAGCTTTTGGATGGCCGGCAACGACTGCCGTTCCATTTAATCCAGCAAGACTGATTCCTATTGGTTCTGGACCTGCAGCTGTTTCAACTCCTCCATACTGGTATGATGATACCTTGTTGGATGCTACAGCTAACGTGTCTTTCCAGGGATTTAGTGTAGGTACAAACATATTAGCAACTGCATCTACTACCGTTCTCGGTATCACTGCATCTGATGTGTTCAGCTGGACAGCATGGAGAGCATCAATCTAATGAGCTTTGTACCCGATAGGTCAACTATTACTGCAATAACAAACACTAATCCGGCGATCGTCACAACGTCGCCGGCGCATGGTTTGTCAACTGGGATGGTCGCTCGGCTTGTAGTTCCATATAATTATGGACCAGTCCAATTAAACGGAATTCAAGCACATGTTAGCGTCTTATCTTCAACCCAGTTCGCTTGTTATTCGACTTTAGTCCCTATTGCGGTACCAATAAGCGCAGTAGACTTCCCGGCGTTTGCAACACCTGCAAACCCGGGATTAATTGCTTCTTGCTTGCCAATTGGTATGGGTGCAACACCTCAAACAGATTTAGAATGGCAAATTACAAATAATTATTGTGAAAGTCCACTCGATGATGTGGTCGTAAACATAGAGACATAAAACAGGAGAATTACTAATGACAAAAACAGCTGCAAAATCACCGATCGTTGCAAAAAAAAGCAACGGACTACTTCTTACTAAGAAGAATTTAACACCTGTAAATACAGACTCAATTGAGGCAATGACTCCAGAAACCGACTACGATGTAGTAGGAACATTTGTCAATATCGAAGCTCCCGGAGTTGCTCAAAAAGTTTAAGTTTTGCTTTACAAAGGCATGCAATACTTCAATGAAGTGCTAGAGGAAAACGTCACTTATACAATCCCTTATTATGTCGCTCGATGGATTAACGAGAGGTTCTGCCACGATAAGGCTAACTACTTAAAGAATGAAAAGGGTGAAGACATTAAAGAAAATAAGAAGACTTTCCGTGGGAAATTCATCATTGAAGAGCATCTTAAACAAAAAGCGGCTTAAGGGTTTTTATGTCGGCGTGGGATTTAAATCGTCTTAGATATGCTATTAGAAAAGTAACTGGACGCTATGACACAACACAGCTTCCAGATAGTTCCGTTGGTGAAATAAACATTTCAAATCCAGCTGGCATTGATGATTATATTAATGATTTTTATTTATATGATATGCCAGAGCATTTTAGGACATTAAAGCTTAGAGATTTTTATACGTTTTCTACAATTCCAAACTGCGGAACTTATGCGGTTCCTGAAAATG